ATCATCTGGTTCAGCATCAATTGGATCTGGTGTTACGGTATATCTCATTTCCCTCTTAGCTGTTTCAACATTCGTACTAGTATAGTAATCAACCTGAACCTTACGAATGAGACCATCGGTAGTATCAGAAACAGGACCGAAGAGATAAGTTTTTGCAGTAAAGTTTAATGTATATATTAAAACCCTTCTTGTTGAAAAATCTCCCTCATAATCATCCTGAAATGATACACTATCTAATACGATTGGAATATCTCTTTTTTCACCAATTGAATCAACCAAATCTATTGTTAAATTAAATGATGGTTGGAAAAATGGTAAAATTTGTTCAACTATCTGTAAAGCATCATCGTTTAATTTACACAAAATGCTAAGTTGGAATCCCAAGTTATATGGGACAGGCAAATAAACTTTCTTTAAATTATTTCCATCTAATGCCTTAAATGATTGAGTTACCCCAGATTTTCTTGTTGAGTCATATGCAATAGAAGTCATTTCAAATGACATTCTAGGTAAAGTTATTGCAACTGGTTGAGATAAATCTTGTTGCTGCTGAATTTTTGCAACAAATTTTTGTATTGGACCATATCCAAGAGGAACCTTTATATCTGAAATAGTATTTTCGTTATCATCTTGATGTTGTATATGAATATTATTAAAAAGTGTTCCAAAAGCAACAACAGTCTTTCTTATTATTTGATGATAAAAATAAGTTCCTAGCATTAGAATGTACCAAAGGGATTTGATTCTGAAAAATCTACAATGAGACTAGCTTCAGATTGTATTTCTACATTTTGTCTATATTTATCATTTTGTGAATCATTGTCATATAGTTTTACTGAATATTGCGCTGAAGACGCTGTTCCAACTATGACTTCTCCTCTTATAAATTGACCATCATTTATTTGAACATTGAGTATTTTATCAGAACTTTCTGATCTATTAGTCCAAGACTTGACAATAGCTTTAGTACCTGATGTTTGACCTATAACAGTTTCCCCACTAATATATGTACCAAATCCAATCAATGGTGGATTACCAATGGTCACTACTGGAGGTTGAGTGTATCCAAATCCAGAATTTGAAATGTATATGCTGGAGACAGTCCCTGCAACAGAAACATTTGCCAATGCTGTAGCAGTTATGCCACCACCAACAGGACTTGATACGACAACATTTGGTTTGGTGTAATAGTTTTGCCCACCATCAATTACATCGATCTTAAAGACTGCACTATTTCCAATGGAGCAAGTTGCGGCAGCACCAGTTCCTCCACCACCAGTTACTGTAACTTTTGGATTTGTAGTATATCCATATCCAGCATTAATTAGGACAATATCTTTTATTGCCTTTATAGATCCTCTATATGGCTCAGTAATTGCAACAGCGGTTGCTCTTTGACCACCCAAAGGAGGTGGATCGATAGTTATAGTTGGTGGTGAGGTATATCCATAACCATCATTATTAAGATAGATTTTATTTACAACACCACTTTGAGAAATAAATGACTGGGCAGTTGCCGTAGAACCCATACTTACTAGTATCAATTCTGTTATATACCCAATATTTGACATTCTATCCTGTATTTCTGGAATATTGGTATTAATTTGCTCATCTTCATATTCAAACAATTCACACTTAAGTTCATAAATGTAATTATTCCCCAATTGGTAGAATGGACTTTCAAATTCTACGTGCTTAATTTCAAAAAGTCTTTGTCCAAGTGGAAAATAAATTAGGTCACCCTCTTTAGGTCTTGTAGAAAAAAGTAAATCTCCACTATCGTTGGCGTATGTATTATTTCCTTCTATTATAGTCTGCAATAATGGAGATATGAATTCTTCAAATCTTTCTCTGGAAATTATTAATGAGACTTCGTTTTTTAAATTTATTCCAAACTTGGTCATTATATCACTTCCAGGAGCGTATCCTTCATAATTATTCATATATGCTTCAATTACGAAAGAATCATCAAACGCCGATGATTGAACTTCTCTTATAATATTGTCTGTTTTGATATATTTTCTTGGTATGTAATATACATCTAAACCGAACATTCGTATATGTTCATTTACAAGGTCTTGTATAAGACCTTGTTCCGATTGAGACCCGTGAAGAAAATATGGATTTAATGTCATTATTTACCCGATAAAATCGTAAGGGGGAAGTTCATACTCTGAAGACATCTTCTGTCTAATAGCCTCTATTTCTTTTTCTGCATCATCGTATATTTCTCTACCATTCATTTCAATTCCACCTGGAAGTTTTACACCTCTAAACTTAATTAAGTTTTGCCCCCACTGTCTTTTAATTAGAGCAGTTAAATATCTCTTTAGGAAACTATCATTATATACTTGAGTGAAATCATTAGGATCGAGAATTCTATAGCAGTCAATAACCATAAAGTTATCTACACTTTGCGATCCCCAATCAATATCTAAGTATAAACGGTCCTGTCTCTTATTAAATCTAATTTGTTTATCTGTAGTTAAAAGAAAATCAATATCCTCAAGGTAACTCTTAACCATAGCATATTGCAATAACTCCACAGAATTGAAGTAATATAAATCATTCAAAAATAGTTGATACTTAATACTAAACATTCCACCAGAGATGGAACTGGTATCAAATTTAAATACTTTTTCAATTCCAATTACCGAATCGGGAACTTGAATATAATTTGATGTTTCGTAAAAATTAAAATTCTTTGTTTGCCCATCAATTGTAGATGATGCAGTTGTAGTAACAATTCCTGGACCAGAAGTATTCTTTGCCCTACCTCTATCAAGGTCATCTTGAGTAATTTTATATTTCAAATACATTCTCTCAACACCATCAAAATGCCTTTCATGAAAATATTGAAGGGCATCATCAACAAGATCATCTATTTGGTCATCATCAACATTTATCTCAAGTACTGGATATCCAAGTCTTCTTAAGCAATAATCAATCAATTCCTGTCTGCTTGCTGGTTTCGCCATTATTTTGTAACTCCTGGTCTTACTAGTGCCATTCCTTCAATAGCTTTACTTCTATCGGAATTTGATTCTAATCCACCAGGCTGAATAGCAATATCATAAACATGCCTACCCGGTCTCAATAATGCAGTTTGTTCTTTAGATAACTCAATTTTTATTACGCCATTAGCAGAATCTACTATGGAAGATGAAAATGATACTGCAGATGAACTTGAATAATTCTTTCTCAATTGTGCAGTAATACCATACCCAGTAATATTCATGGGACCGTCAGTCAACGCATCCGATAATTCGTATGTGGTACTAAAATCGTATCCTTGTTCAATGACAATGTTTGATATGTAAACTGCCATTTAAAATATATCTGCTTTAAAATATTTATAATTAATTTTAAAATAAAGAAGATATGACCTCTTGCTGTTGCAAATACAGTTTACAATATAATTTTGAAAAATTTTTAAGTTCTTCAAAAGAAAGATCATCTATAAATCTACAATGCTTTTCATATTCAAAAAGTTTATTTAAACTCTTTAATTCAATTTCTTCTGGTTTCATTTATCAACTCCATCAATAATGATTTAATTTCACGCACTTCATTTTTTAAATTGTCAATATCTTGCTGTTGAGTTTTTCTTTTATTTTCCTTATTTTTTTTAGATTGTATATACTGGTTATATGCAGTATTATCAAGATTGATTACTGCACCAGTAGTTTCATCTTTGTATAAATTTAAATGCCCTTCTATCCGTGCGAGTGTCATAATTATACTATGCTAATGCTATTGCTCTTATATCCCTTATAATTGGTGGTTTTGATTGATCTGTACCTGACATTACAATCTTAAGAGTAAATCCAACAAATTCTTTCAGATTTGGGGCAGTATATTCATATTCAAAATATTCATCATTTGAACTTGATGGAACATTTGTATCTGGAAGACCACTATTTAAGTAAGGATTTACAATATCAAGATATCCATCCTGATTATTATCAATAGTTAAATTATTATAACCAGGAAATAGAATGAATGATTGGTCAACTTCATAAGAATCAGCACTTATTAAATTATATAAGACTCTAAAATCTGCAGATGGATGCTTATATGCTGTAAGAATAACCTTCAATGAAGTTGCTGGTTGAGATAAGAAAACCGTATTGGAAACATATCTGGATGCATGAGAATTGTCTTGTATTTGATTAGCTCTACCATCAAAAATGTAGTCTGATACTGGATTATCTAATCTTGGTATTGAAAAATTAGTTACACAACCATCTAAGAAAATTTGAGGAGAAAGACTCAAATCTGTTGTTGATAAAGTTAATGCAGTGGTAAATGACTTTGAATTTGGAAGTTCAGACAAATATTGAGTTTCATTGGATCTGGAACAAACCATTCTTGGAGTGATAAATTTATTCTCAGAATTTAACTGTATTTGTTGATATCCAAGATCTAAGAATGGGGTTTCATTTCCACCAGCACTAGTTCCACTTACTGTTCTGACAGATGCTGAAACGGCGATATTTGATCCAGGACCGTATACATCATATGATGGAGTTATTGTATCAAAAAGAAGATTCTGAGTTGCTATAATCTCATCACCACCAACTACATCTTCTTTATTGAAGGATAGTTGTGATGTATTTGCCAGTGCAGTTGAGTCTCCACTTCTATTTGGACCCAATGTTGAAGAAGTACCTCTATTAACTTGAATATAGTAAGAATCAATATCACCTGAATATGAAGATAGAGTATGAGTTCTGTTT